GGTTTACCTGGAATGGAACGGTATCCTGGGTTGGCAGAGCCAGATCGAGCACATACTGGATGGTTTTTCCTGATTAACGCTTCATTAACGCCCCGCACATTATAGTAGTACCATGATCAACGCGCCCGACTACATCGCAGAACAGGCCCTGATAATCATGTACAGGGCCATCACGGACGCGTTGGCTACCAAGCGGCCGGAAAACACAGGTGAGTCTTCGGTTTTTGAGGACAGTTCCGACGGTTTTTCTGGCATTTCTGAGGAGTTTCCTGACAATGTTTCGTAAGATTTTCCTGGCTGTTTCCCTGGCAGTTTCCGCGGCTCCCAGCCACGCGGGCGGCAGCATGGCTCCCGAGGTTCGGGTCATCGTGGTCAACCCTTCAAGGGAAATTTCCAGGATCGACGAGGCGAGGCGGCTGGAAAAGTCCCGCCGCGAAGCCGAGAAAGCTGAAGCCAAGAAGCGGCTCGAGGCTGGCCGCCAGCTGGCCAAAGACATGGAGCGGCGGGACCGCGACTATAAGAAGAAGATGGACCGCCGGGCCAAGGACGCCAAGCGGAAGTAACCTGGACGGTCGAGTCCAGAGGGCGGGGCGCGAGGCAATTCGCTTATAGTGCCCCGCCGCCCACCCTACAGCGCCACAGCAAAAGTTTGCAAGCTGCATAAAGTTGTACCGGTTCATTAACGTTGATGGCCTGCTAACGTTAACAATTAACGTTAACGAGTCATCAGCGTCCAGTTTGATTAAAGGTCAAACCATTAACGTTAACCTGGCGCCCGCGTATCATGAATTCGTTAAAGAAACGTTAACGTGGCGCTTAAAACTTTAACCAGAAACTTTTTTAAAAAAAAATGAGCTCGGTTACAACTTTAACTGTTACTTTAACGTTTCGCTAACAAGTTCGACGTAAGATGTAACAGTAAAACGAAACATGGTGTTTCGTAAACGAGGAGAGAGTAACATGACCACCAAGACCGTCAAGAAGACCGAGACCAAGGCCGAGGCCCCTGTCAAGAAGGGGTGGAGGATCAAGTTGTACTACATCGACAAGGACGTCTACGAAGCGTCGAAGACGGACCTCGCCAAGGCGCCCAACCAGGTGCAGATCATGGTCAACCATTTCGCAGCGAAGTTCGTCGACAAGGCGTCGGCGGCTCAAGGCCGCGTCATGTGTCAGTCGGCGATCGACGAGGCAGGTCTCAAGACCGTGATCGAACCGAACGTCCTGTTCGCCTACTACCGGTCGACCATGGAGAAATTCGGCCTGCGCCTCGCTAACTGACTGTCGACCATCGCGGTGAGGATCAGGAAACTGGTCCTCACCGTTAACAGTCCGTTAACGGAACCAAACCGATTGCAGCTTGATTAACTGAGCCCGCCGCCGTGCTGTGTCCACTCCTTATGAGTTTCAAAGGTGTTACTTTATAACATCACTGGTCCCAGACCCGCTACCCCTTGGTGACAGTCCAAGCACCTGGTGGCTCGCGCCAAAATATTCTCCAAAAGCTACGTTTACAACCAATATAGGACGTGATATACGTGGTCAATCAGGTACCATACCAACCCTCGGGCCCTGGACCATGTAGCTCACCGTGCCTTCCGTGCTCACCCCTTACAAGTCCTCGGACGGGAATAACCCGTACACCGAGGCGCAGCTCAAGTCCTTCTGGACAGACCTTGAGCCACAGGCGCGGGAGCCCGGGAAGTACTCGTTCGACGAGAAGCTGAAGCTCCAGCGCGAATTCCTACTGTTCATATCGCAGGGGTTCTCGCCCACGTTCGCGTGCAAGAAGCTCAAGCTACTCGCGGAGCAGGACCCGGGCAAGTGGCCGTACGCCGAATACTCGACGTTCATGGCGTGGAAGGCCTACGACAAGAACTTCTCGGACGCGTACGACGCCGCCTACGCTATGGGCACCGACAACCTCGAGGACAAGGCGGTCGAGCTGGCCTACTCGGGCAACGCGTCGATACTGCAGTTCCTGCTGCGCGTCCGTAACCCGTCGCGGTACAACCCGCGCCAGGAAGTGAGCGGCCCGGGCGGGGGCCCTGTGGAACACGTTCACCGTATCGAGCTGGTGGCTGCGAGGCCGAAGCCGCTCGAGATCGAGCACGACCCGGGCGAGGGCACGTCCGTGGAGCTCGCTCCCTCGCGCGAGGAGGTGGGCCGTGGCTTCTGAGGGCGTCGCCCAGATCGTGCTGCCGGAGAAGCTCGTTCCGGTGTTTGCGCCGGCACGCGGGGACGTGCAGTATCGCTGGGCCAAGGGCGGACGAGGCTCGGGCAAGAGCTTCAACTTCGCCAAGATGGCCGCGACGTGGGGCTACGTCGAGCCGCTGCGCATCCTCGCCACTCGCGAATACCAGGGGTCGATCCGCGAGTCGTTCTACGCCGAGATGAAGTCCGCGATCATGTCGGAGACGTGGCTGTCGTCCGCGTACATCATCGGGTCGGACTTCATCAAGGGCCGCAACGGCACCGAAGTCATCTTCATGGGGCTGAGGCGCTCGATCAACTCGGTGCGCTCCCTTGCCCAGATCGACCTGACGATCGTCGAGGAGGCGGAGGACGTCCCCGAGAATTCGTGGCTGATGCTGGAGGCCACCGTCTTCCGTCGCCCGAAGTCGGAGCTGTGGTCCATCTGGAACCCGCGCCTGAAGGGTTCGCCCGTTGACGCGCGCTTCGTCCAGAACCCGCCCAGTAACGGGGTCGGGTGCGAGATGAACTACTACGACAACCCGTTCTTCCCGCCGAACCTGGAGAAGCTCCGGGCCCGTGAGGAGCTGCGCCTCGACCCCGACACGTACGCGCACGTCTGGGAGGGCCAGTACCTCACGAACTCGAACGCCCAAGTCTACAGCGGGAAGTGGCGTGTCGCGGAATTCGAGCCCGGCGCCGACTGGGACGGGCCTTACCAAGGGGGCGACTTTGGCTTCTCTCAAGATCCTCTTGCGGCAGTTCGTTGCTGGATACACCAGGAAACGCTATTTGTGGAGTATGAAGCGAGCGCCATCCAGCTTGAACTGGACGACTCTCCTTCGTTCATAGAGGCGCGTATCCCGGGCTGGAACGCCTTCGTCTCGCGCTGGGACAACGCTCGCCCCGAGAGCATATCGCACTTTAACTCGCACGGGATGCCCCGCGCCGAGGCCGCCGAGAAGTGGAACGGGTCCGTCGAGGACGGTATCCAGTTCATCCGGAGCTTCAGGCAAATCGTCATCCACCCGCGCTGTGTCGAGACGAAGCGCGAGATGCAGCTCTACAGCTACAAGGTGGACCGCTTCACCGGAGACATCCTCCCGGTGCTGGTCGACGCTAACAACCACCACATGGACGCGATCAGGTACGCCCTGTCGCCCATGATCAAGCACCCGCTCATGGTGCAGATGTTCGTGTCGTCCAAGCACTATCGTAAGCTCGGGAGGGTCGCGTGAGCACCGTCGCCAAGCTACAACCGAGGTCGATGCTCGCCAACTTCATCTCGAGGCGTATCGAGACGATGTTCCCGGGCTATTTCACGGGTGTCAAGCATAACCACTACGACGACTTCGGCTTCCCGAAAGAGGTCACGTTCGAGCTCCTGCACTCGATGTATTCGAGGAACAGCCTGGCGAAGGCCGCAGTCGACAAGACGACCAGGAAGACGTGGCAGGACCCGCCGTGGCTGCTCGAGAAGCCCAGGGACGGTTCCGAAGGTGCCGTGAAGAAGGAGACCCGCCTCGAGAAGGCGATCCGCCAGCATTTCGCCGACATCCGCTTCTGGACGAAGCTCATGGAAGCGGACCGCAGGAGCCTCGTCGGCCGCTTCTCGGCAGTCATCCTCAGGATCGCGGATGGGAAACCGACGAACGAGCCACTCGAGTACGTTAAAGGCGGCCTGGAGGCGCTAATCGATGTCATCCCGGTTTGGGAGGGTCAGCTGCGTGTGTCCGAGTACGACACCAACGTATTATCGATGAGCTACGGTGAGCCGCTCATGTTCGAGTACGATGAGTCGGCGACAGGCTCACAGATCAGCGGCTCCACAGCAACGGCCCTTAAGTCGCGCAAGCTTACCGTGCACCCGTCGCGTATCGTTATCTGGTCGATCGACGGTACGATGGATCAGGACTCAGCTCTAAAGGCAGGCTACAACGACCTGCTGACCATCGAGAAGATCGTCGGTGCGGGCGGCGAAGGTTTCTGGAAGAACGCGAAGCAGGCCCCCGTCTTCGAGATGGACAAGGAGGCCGACATCCAGAAGATGGCGAAAGCGATGGGTATCCCCGTCGAAAAGGTCGCCGACATCATGAATGAGCAGGTCGCCGACTGGCAGAAGGGCTTCGACGAAGTCCTGATGGTCCAGGGCATGACTGCGAAGTCACTGAAGGTCGAGCTCCCGGACCCGGAGAGCTTCTTCATGAACGCGCTACAGTCGTTTACGGCGTCGTTCGACATCCCGCTCAAGGTGCTCGTCGGCACCCAGACAGGCGAGCGCGCTTCCACGGAGGACGCGAGCCAATGGAACCAGACCTGCAACTTCCGCCGGAAGAACACCGTGATCCCGAACATCCTTCGGGTCGTGAAGGTCCTGGTGTCGTGCGGCATCCTGAAAGTGAACCCGGAATGGTTCGTCGACTGGACGGACCTGACCGAGAGCACGATGCTCGAAAAGATCGACCGCGCCGGAAAAATGGCGAAGGTAAACAAGGACTTCGGAGATATTGTTTTCATGCCCTCCGAAATCCGCGCTTCTGTAGGCTACGAGCCTGTCGACGAAGCCGATCTTGCGAAGATCAGGGAGTCCATGCCAAAGCAGCAGCCCGGAAATCAGCCACCGGGAAGCACCACACAAGAGGAACCCGCGTGATGACGAAGAACAATTTCCCGTATTCGGCGGCCGGACTCTACAACGACGCCTTCAACGTCACCCCGGACGACAACACCGACCTGGCCCAGCTGCCGCAGGCCCTCTGGGTGGGCGGCACCGGCGACCTCACCGTGACCATGCCGTCCCGCGACGTTACGCTGCTGGCCGTGCCCGCTGGCACGCTGATCCCGCTTCGGGCGATCCGGGTGCTGGAGTCCTCGACCGCCACCGACATCGTGGCACTGATCTGAGGAGTGTGACGTGACCGACAAGATGAAGACCGCCCGCGTGAACGTCACGCGGCTGATGAACACGAAGGCCGCGAAGAAGGAGAAGCGGAACGGCCGCGACGTCATCGTGGTACCGTCGGCGACGATGCCGAACGATATCGTCATGAACAAGATCAAGTACCCGGGCGAGGAGATCAAGAAGGCGTTCCACACGCTGAACAAGTCTCCGGCGCCGCTCAACCACCCCGTCATCAACGGGAAGTTCGTGTCGGCGAAGGACCCGGAGGGCATCAACCTCGGCTGGATCGGCGCCTGGAACGAGAACGTCCGCTACGACGAGAAGGCCGGCAAGGTCTACCTCGACAAGATTATCGACGTGGCGATCGCGAACCGTTCAGAGGAAGGCAAGCGCGTCCTCGAGGCTATCGAGAAGGGGAAGCCCGTCCACACGTCGACTGGCCTGCTCGCCAATCTCGAGCCGGTCAAGAATGACGATTCGGTTGTTGCCATCGCACGCAATATCGAATTCGACCATGACGCCATCCTCCTCGATTTCGCTGGCGCCGCGACTCCCGAACAGGGCGTCGGGCTGTTCGTGAATTCCGAGGGCGTCCAGGAGGACGTCGAAGTCATCAATTCGGTCTGGGAAGAGTCCGCAGACCGGGAACTGGATTGGGCGGTGGACTCCATCGCCCGAGCTCTTGAGAGGAAGGCGCGAGTCCCAATCCTGGAGCGAATTAAGGCCGCGATAACCGAAGCTTTCGGCTCCGGGGCGGAAACCACTGCAAACCAAGAGGAAGCAGAGATGTCGAAGACCATCGACGAACTCTCCGCGCAGGTCACCGCCCTGACGGAGAGCCTGAACTCGATCGGCAAGACCATCACCGATGGTGTCGCTGTCGCGTTCACGAACGCTCTGAAGCCCCTCGTCGACGCCCAGCAGGCAGTGCTGGCGAACGAGAAGGCCAAGGAGGAAGCCGAGAAGGCGACCCTGATCGACAAAGTCGTGAAGGCGAACCTGCTCGACGAAGCCGCCGCCAAGGAGACGCCGGTCGGCGTCCTCAAGGCACTCGTCTCCAACATCAAGGACCCGCAGACCGCGGCTCCGATCCGTCCGGGCGTGGTGAACAACCAGTCCGGCGGCGTCGTCGCCAAGTTCAAGGCTCCTTCGGCGAAGGAGGCGTAACCGATGGCCCGCTACAACAAGATTTTCTTGGGCCCCTTCGAGAAGGCCAAGCCCCAGGTGCGGGAGCTCATCGGCGACGTCGCCCTGAAGCCCGGCCGGCTCGTCGTGATCTCGACCGGGAAGTGGGCGCTCGCCGGCGCCACGACCGTCGGCAAGTTGTGGATCGTGCAGGACAACTACCTGCAGCTCAAGTCGGTCGACACTGACTGGGACGACGAGGCCACCGTCATCGGCATGGAGCTGCTGCCCGACATGCTCTACGCCGCCCGCATCGCCAACGGCGTCAACGTCTCGGCGATCGGCACCGCGCTGACGCCCGGGGCGAACGGCACCCTGGCGATCGCCTCCACCTCGGACCTCATCGTCGCCTACAGCGAAGAGGTCTACAACAATGACTCTGGCTCCGAGCAGCTGATCCGCATCCGTCCCGCGGGCCTCAGCTACCTCTCGGCCGCAAGCTAAGGGAGCTGGCGAACATGCGCTACTTCGACGAACAGCTGATCGCCAACTCCCGCCATCACGCCGAGTGGTGGGAGCTTACCTGCATCAACCGTGAATGGTTCCACAACACCGAGGACACCTTCGCGGGCCTCTACAACGCTTCGGCCATCCTGCCGCGCGACGCCTGGCAGGAACTCGACGGCATCACCCGCAGGGTCATGCGCAACGATGAAGGCTCCGTCTTCATGAACGACCTCATGTCGCTCGCGAAGACCGTCAACATCGGCAAGCTCGTGCACCTGTACCGCGTCTCGTCCGACGCCGGCTCCGTGATCCGCTCGCTCTCCGGCCAGGTCCCCGTCACGGTCGACAAGGTCACCTACGACTACCGCGGTACGCCCGTGCCCATCTTCTCGACCGCCTACGGTCGTGAGTGGCGCGAGTGGAACACGCTGCAGTCGGAGAACTTCGACGCCCTGTCGGACGACCAGGAAGCCCACACCGCCAAGATCCGCAGGGACATGGCGCTCTACACGCTCAACGGCGACTCGGGCATCGTGGTCGGCGGCTACTCGGCGATGGGCATCCTGAACCACACCTACTCGACCGCCGTCAACCTCGGTTCCGCCGTCGGCGGTGCCAACATCGACCTGACGTCGAACTCGACGACCGCGGACGCGATCTACAACTTCTTCGCGTCCTATCTCGGCGCCATCCTCGACACGAACCTGGTGACCCAGAAGGTCAACATCTACGTGTCGCCGGAAATCGGCCGCCGGCTCGACCTGCCGTACTCGGGCTCCGCCGGTTTCAAGGAGGGGTCGGTTCTCGACTACCTCCTGAAGAACCGCCGGATCAACAAGATCGCCGTCACCTACGAGCTCTCCGGGAACGCCTTCTTCGGCTTCGTGCCGAATTCGGAATACATCCGGCCGCTCGTCGGCATGGCGGTCGGCACGACCCCGATGGCCCGCCTGAACCCGACCGACAACTACCACTTCCTCCTGATGGGGGCGATGGGTCTCGAGATCAAGGCGGACTACAACGGCAAGACCGGCGTCTTCCACTCGGTCGTCCAGAACTAGCGCCGTACGACGAGCCCCGGCGCTGGAAGGGAGGAGGGGAGCTTCATTCCTGAGGAGTTCCCCTCCTTTCGTGGCAGAAACAACAACGTGGAGACAGACATGACCAAGTATCGCGCACTCGTGGACATCCCGCCGAACATCAAGGCCGGCGAAGTCGTCGAAGTCAACGACGAGCTGATCCCGGAATTCAAGAAGAAGCTGGAACTCGTTTCCGAAGACGCCGAAGTGGACGAGACCACGAAGTCCGGCGTCATCAATCCCAGCCGCACCGATCTCAAGGCCCGAGCCGCCCAGCTCGGCATCGACTTCGCACCGAACATCTCGACCGCACGCCTCATGGAGCTGGTGAAGGAGGCCGAGGACGCCGAGGCCGCCAAGCTCCAGAAAGACGGCGACAACGGCGACGGCGACAAGGACTCCGACGAGGGCTGATCTATGGCACGTTCGGTCACGCTCATCGTCGAAGATGGCACGGTAGTGTCGGGGGCGAACTCGTTCGTCAACGAAGACGCTATTGTAGCATATGCTGTCGCGAGGGGCGTGACCTTGCCATACACGAGTGACGCCGAGAAGGACGCAGTCGCGGTACTCGGCATCAAGGCCATGGACTACCTGAAAATTCAACCCTGGAAAGGTGAAGTTGTCGACTCGACGCAGACCACCCCGTGGCCGCGCAAGAATACCGACACGACACCTGTCACTGCAGAGGACGTGGTCCCGCTCAACGTGATCGAGGCTCAGCTACAGCTGACGCTTCTCGCCAAAGCAGGTCTCTCGCTCACACCGTATTCGGCCGGCACCGGCATCCTCGTCAAGGAGAAGGTCGGACCAATCGAGAACGTTTTCTCCGAGAAATCAGGCGTGTCGGTAGACGGCATGCCGATCATTCCCGGAGTCTACAACCTGATTTCACTGTGGCTCCTGGGGAGTTACGACGGTTTCGTCCCTGTCTCGATTACCTCGCTGGGCAGGAGGACGTATGACTGTTGACTTCAACCGGATGAGGGCCACGGTCGAGAGAGCCGTGAATAGCTACGGTCGCTCCGTGACACTCGTCAACGACAGCGGTCTCGCTTCTGCTTCAGACCCGCTCGGGCCGCCTGCCGCACGCCTGGAAGTAAGCGGCATCAAGGGAGTCTTCGTGAGGCCGTCGGGCTACATCAAGCTCGGCGAGTCGTTCTATCTCGATCCGGCTCTGTGGGAAGAAGCTGAGAAGATTGTTCTCGTTCTCCCGAGCCTGACTTATGATTTCGCGAAATTCACGCGAGTCGTCGACAGCGACGGCTCAGAGTACAAGATCTTTAAGGTAGAGGAACTGAGGCCGGGAGAGGTGCCCGTGCTGCTCTATCTCGGTTTGCGACAATGATCACTGACCTTGCTGACGCCGACCGCGAGATGGCGGAACTTTTCAGGCAGGCGTGGGAGGTTGGCGCCGGTTACGTGTGCGACTGGCCGAACATAAAGGCCAACAGCCACGAAGCCGACGAAACCTGGGCGCGGTGGGCCTTGGACTATGTCGGTGGCAACCAAGTCACGATGGCAAAGTCCGGTAGCAGGAGGTTTGTCAAGTCGGGCCTGGTCTATGTCACGGTGTTTACACCGCTCGGCAAAGGCCTCGTCTCAGCAAGGTCGGCGTCGCAGGTTGCCATATTCGCTTATGAAGGTCAGCGTACCCCTAGCGACGTATGGTTCCGTAACGTGCGTATCGAAAGTGAAGGCCACGGACAAGGAAGTGGCGGTAACAAGAGCTGGTGGACGACGCTCGTAGTGGCGGAATTCACCTACGATTACCTGAGGTAGGAACCATGGCAATCCGTAACAAGATCGACAGCAACGAAACCAACCTCGCGATCGCCGCGGAAGTTGTCGGACAGCCCGGTACGCTGCCCGGTACCCCCGTCTGGTACGATCTCGAACCAAACGAGTATGACGATTTCGGCGGAGAACCCACGCTCCTCGCGAGGCGCCCGATCAACTCGTCCCGTCAGCGCAAGAAGGGGTCGATCGTCGATCTCGCGGCGCAGGGCGGCTTCAACCAGGATTTCACGAACGACAATTCGAAGCTCCTCACGAGCGGCTTCATGTACGCGGCCTTCCGCAAGAAGCTCAACGAGGAGCCGACCAGCGTCTCCACGACCGGTTACGTCGTGGCCGACGAGACGCTGTACTTCGCCGGCATGCTCATCTATGCGACCGGCTTCACGAATTCGGCGAACAACGGCCTGAAGGTCGTCACGTCCGTCAACGGCGGCACGAGCGAGGTTCGCGCCGCCGGCCTGGCTACGGAAGGTTCGCCTCCCGCAGGCGCCAAGATCCAGTTGGTCGGCATCCAGGGCGCCACCGGCAACCTCGACGTCGACGCTTCCGGCACTTTCCCGACTATCACGTCGTCCGTCATCGACCTGACCGACCTGGGTGTCATCCCGGGCGAATTCATCTTCGTCGGCGGAGACGCAGTGGGGCTGAGGTTCGGTACGGCGGCGAACAACGGCATCAAGCGCGTGAGATCGGTCGCGACGGGCGCGTTCACCATCGACAAGTCCGACTCGGACATGGTCACGGAGGCGAATACGACCGGGACGATCCAAATCTTCTTCGGCGACGTTCTGAAGAACGAGCTTGCCGACCAGATCGTGCGTCAGTCGTTCCAGCTCGAGCGCCAGATGGGCGCGCCAGACACGGCACAGCCTTCTCAGATCCAGGCCGAGTACATCACCGGCGCCTTCCCCAACGAGATGGAGATGGTGGTCGAGTCGGCCGACAAGATCAACATCAACTATGGCTTCATCGCCGTCACCAACGAGCAACGCATCTCGACCGACGGTATCAAGGCCGGCACGCGCGTCAATGTGATCGAGTCCGACGCCTACAACACGTCGACGGACTTCTCGCGCATCCGCCTGGCGCTGGTCAGCAGCACGGACGAGGCCCCCGACCCGCTGTTCATGTTCATCACCGACTTCACGCTGAACATCAACAACAACGTCTCGCTCAACAAGGCGGTCGGGTACCTCGGCGGCTTCGACGCTACAATCGGCCTCTTCGAGGTCGGCCTCGAGATCAACGCCTACTTCACGAAGATCGAGTCGGTCCAGGCCGTCAGGAACAATTCCGACGTTACTTTCGACTTCTTCGCGACGAAGGAAAACCGCGGCTTCGCAGTGGACCTGCCGCTCATCGCGCTCGGCGGCGGTATGCCGGAGGTCGAGATCGACGAGCCGATCATGATCCCGCTCGAGTCCGAAGCAGCCACGGCTTCGAAAATCAGTTCGAGCCTCAACCACACCCTCATGTGGACGTTCTTCGACTACCTGCCCACATTCGCCGCCCAGTAAGTTCAACACGTCCTTATCAGGAAAAGGATATCTCCAATGGGACTCTACGACAAGATGAAGACCAACTCTCGCTTGGAGAGCGAGGGTATATGGCTCGAGATCGACGACACGAGGATCAAGCTCGCTCGCGCGGGCGGGAAGAACACCAAGTTCCTCGTCGCCGCCGAGAAAGTCGCCAGGGAGCACAAGAGGGCGCTCGACCTCATGGGCGAGGAGAAGGGCAGGAAGATTTTCGGCAAGCTCTTTGCCGAAGTTATCGTGCTCGACTGGCTCACGCAGTCCGACGACGGCAACCTCGACGAGGACGGTGTCCCGTTCGACGGGGAACCGGGCGCCAAGACCAGGTGGAAGCGCGGCATCTCCGGCCCCAACGGTGAGCTCCGTGAATTCAACGTCAAGAACATCATGGAGACGTTCGACGACCTCCCTGATCTGCTCAAGACCATCAAGGAAACGGCCGAGGACCCGAGCCTGTTCCGCGAGTCGCTCCTGAAGGAGATCGAGGGAAACTGATCGCAGTTCTGGGTTACGAGCTCTCACAGGGTCCTACAGAGCAAGCTATACTTCGGCAGTGCCTCCGCGACAATAAGCCCTATCCCAAGGCTATCGCGGATGCTCCCGAGATCGAAATGTTCGCGGAGTTGTACTATTTCGCCTACATTGATCTCGGGAGCTGTAGGAACTACGAAGGTGGAGAGATACCCTGGACTGCTATCAGGGACTACGCGGAGGAATACGAGTTAGACGAAGATCAGCGAGTTATCTTGTACAACGTGATCCGTTCTGTGGACATTTGGTTTCTTCAAGAAGTTCAGAAAAGAGCAGATAAGAAGAATGGCAAAGGAAACTCAGACCGGGGACATGGCCGCCGCAGCAAGAAGGTTTTATCGCCTGGCGGCGGGAGTTGAGGTAGCTGCCTTCACTGTTCAGAAGCAGGTGGCTCTCGACACCCAGTACATGCTCGCTCGAGAGACTCCGGTCGACGTCGGAACCGCCAGGTCGAATTGGCGTATCAGTATCGGGAGGCCTCTTCGCGGCCGCATACGAGCCTATCACCCTTATCCTTCGAGGCACCGTAAACCATATGGTCCAGGTGGGTCGAAGTTCGAGCGCGCGAACCTGTCCGCTGTACTTAACCAAGGTATCAGCCGCCTCGCCAGCTACACGAAGGGCTCGATATATATCTCGAATACTGTGCCGTACATCGGCCCACTCGACCGTGGACATTCGCCTCAAGCAAATCCCGGCTTCGTCGCCAGGGCTATACTGGCCGCGTCGATAAGGGTGAAGCCGAAGATCAAGCCCATATTTCGCAGGGAACTGAGCAAGTAGATGGTTTCCCAGGTAATCAACGTTATCGTGAATTCCAAGGGTGCCGTTACGGTGCGCAAGGAACTGTCGGCAATTGGCGACAGCGCGAGGCAGACGACCACGTACCTGAACGGCCTCAGGGCCATACTGTCTGCCGCGTTGACTTTCTCTGGCGCAAATCAGATTATCGAAACCATCGACTCGTTCACAGCTTTGCAGAATCGCCTTCGTCAGGTTTCAGACGCTTCCGGTGAAGTTGGTGACAGCTGGGAGAGGCTCCTATCGATCGCTAACCGGTCCTATTCGTCGATCGACAACACGGTCAACTTGTATTTTCGTGTCGTTCAGGCCTATAAGGCGTGGGGAGAGACTGCCGAGGAAGCCTATCACTTTACCGACTTGTTCCAGAAGTCGGCGATCCTGTCTGGCTCAACGATGCAGACGACTTCCCAAGCCGTCTACCAGTTCTCTCAGGCCCTCAACAAAGGCAAGCTCGACGGTGACGAGTTCCGGTCGGTTCTTGAAGGCTTGCCGTATGTCGCGACACTTATCCAGAAGTCGCTCGGCGTTACGAGGTCGGAACTTTACGAGTTGTCGAAGAGCGGCAAGATCTCAGTCGACCGCATCAAGTCCGCTTTCGAAGAAGCGGCCTCCGTGATCGAGAGCGACTTCGCGAACATCACGCCGACGATCAGTATGGCGTTGATGGTCTTGAAGAATAACTGGGTCGACTTCATCGGAGACATACAGACGTCGACTGGCGTGTTCAGCGGCGTGGCATACGCAATTCTGACCGTTGCCAATAACTTTGAACTACTCTCGATCGCTCTAAGCCCTGTTATCGTTTCGCTGGCATTTCTCGCAGGTCGCCTAGGACTCGGACTTGTCGTGACAGGCTTCAGGGACATGTACGCGGCCATCAGGGTGCTCATCCCGGCCCTGTGGTCACTCAACGCGGCTATGCTCGCAAACCCATACATCTTGGTAGCAGCTCTCATTGCCGGTATCGTTGCTGCTGTGGTGTACTTCAGGAATGAGCTCGGCTTGACGAACGAGGTGCTGTACTCCATATGGACTACGGCAGTATCTACGTTCGGAGCAATAGTCGATTTCCTGACGCCGATCGTCAACGCAGTCATTTCTGTCGTGAAGTGGTTCGCTGAATGGGACCTGATGTTCATGGCAATCTCGGCGGCCGCGACCTTGACTAAGGACGGCATCGTGGCTCTGTTCCAGGCTGTTGTCACGTCCGTCACGGCGACCGTATCGTATGTGTGGGGAGCTGTCGCCCCATTGTTCCAGAGCCTGTCCGCACTGGTAACGTCTTTTGGCAGCTTGATCATGGAACTTGCTTCCGTGCAGTTCGAGCTACTCGTATTTGCCACTGAAGACGTGCTTCTAGCCATGAAGATCTTGTGGTCTTACGTGGAACCTGCCTTGAAGAAGTTTCTTGGTTTCGTCAACGAGATCATCATGGGTTGGCGGATAATGGCGGACTGGCTCCGCACGAACTTCCTGCCGATCGTGAAGCAGGTTTTCGAGGGCTGGATCATCATTATCCAGAAAGTTATCGCCTTCGTGACGAACCTTATCGAGGCACTTCGTGCCGCTCTGAGGCTCATCCGCCAGGTCTCCGGCGCAGGTGGCGGCACCGGTCCCTCGCCTGGTGCGAACTACGGCGCCCAATTCTACGCTGGTGAATTTGCCACCGGAGGCCGATTCAAGGTCGGTGGAACTGGCGCCGGCCGAGACTCGACACCTGTAGCTTTCCGCGCGAACCGTGGCGAACGTGTCACGGTGGAAACCAAGAAGCAGCAGAGGGCCACTGACCAAGCGGCTTCGACTCCTGCAGCACAGGTCGAGGTACCTCTGTCGATTACCAACGTCTTTGACCCGAACATGATGCTTCAGGCTGCGAAGACGCAGGCCGGTAGCAGGGTGTTCGTGAACGTCATCAAAGACAACCGAGACGAAATCCAGTCGATACTGGGAGTGACGTGATGCTTCTCTGGGCTGATAGCTTCGACCACTATGGGACGACGCCTAGCGGCGGGCGCGAAGCCATGCTTAACGGGGCGTGGGCCGAGTTCTCTGCCGGCAACGGCACGCTGCCCTACGTATCCAACGCAAGGGCGCGTACCGGGTCACACTCGCTCAGGATAGAGTTCAACAGCCTCGCCAACGCAGGTGTCGTTGCCCGCCGGGTCCTCGGGGCAACGAAGGTTGTCGTTGGCGTGGGTTTCGCTGTCTGGTTCACCGGGCTGCCCGGCGTCAACGGCACGCACTGTATCGAGTTCAGGGACGGGTCAAATGCTGCCGTCGCCAGGTGTGCCATCCAGTCCGATGGTTCGATCGGCGTGTACGACGCAAACTCGCTCACTTACATCGGCGCGAGCCAGCCCTGCCTCCAGACGAGCTCGTGGTCGCACGTCGAGATCAAGTTGACGAGCGACGATGTTGCGGGCGCAGTGGAAATTCGCGTCAATGGCGAGACCGTTCTGCTGCTTGAAGATCAGGACTTCGGTACTGGCGTTGCTTCACTCGTCTGGGGTAACCCACAAAAGAACAGCAGTGGGTCGTTCAACTGGAACATCGACGACATCTTCACGTGGGACACCACCGGGACCCTGAACAACAACTTCATCGGCGCGCAGCGCGTAACTACGATCTTCCCGGACGCAGATACTGCCGTCGCAGACTGGGCGAAGACCGGTGCGGCGAACGGCTACGACTGCATCGACAACGTCCCTCCCGACGGAGACACCACGTACATATCGACCGACGGCCTGAACGACCGGTCGGAGTTCGAGCTGCCGGCCCTGCCTCCAGAGACTGACAGTATCGCGGGCGTCTATGTTCCTGTTCTCGCGAGGCTTGAGTCAGCCGGTTCTGGCAACGTCCAAGTGTCAATGGTTTCTGGCGTGGACGCGGCAACTGGACCCGATACACCTCTCACGACAACCTACAACTACTGGGGCAGTGTCTTCGAGACTGACCCGGCTACTGATGTTGCATGGACGAAATCGGGCCTCGAGGCGGCCCTCCTGAGGATCGAGAAGACGGTCTAAGACTGTGGCGGTATCCTACAACAGTCAAGGTGGAGCTGCCAGTGGATCTGACCTGAGCTCTTATAGCTTTTCGGTCAATGCAGGCGCAGCAGATCCAGGAAGAAAAGTACTTGCCGGCATCATGTCGAACGGCGGGTCAGGTGACCCGTCTTCAGTCACCATCAATGGAGTATCGGCTTCCAAGTTAGCGAGCTACGGTTCGGCTTCAGGCCAAAAAGCTAATTACAGTTTCTGGATCGCGGACGTACCGACCGACACGACGATGTCGGTCGATGTAGTTTTCCCGAACGCTAGGACGCGCGCCCACTGCACCATATGGTCCGTGTATGGTGCCGATAACCCGACTGTTACCGACAGCGCGAACAGCAACTTCTCCACGAGCGCTACGCTAACGATCGACATCGGTGCCGGAGACATCGCTTTCGTTCTGTCCCACATTCGTCAGACGGCAAATTACTACATGGGATATGGCGACGATCCGTTCGCCTCTGCCTCGCTCGGACACGTCATAGGTTTCGGAACGTCAAGCTTCACGGGAATAACTTACCGTGACCGTATCTTTTCGGAGTCAAGCGGGACAACCAATCAAGGTGAGATGTTTGCCATCTCCCTTAATTTTCCTGACGCAGCTCCAGATGTAGGTGTACTCACCCGAGTAACTCAATCACCGTTGCTTGTTCTTGACAATTCAAGCCAAGAAGTGAGGGCCACACAAGCACCATTACTGATCGTGGACCTTCCGAACCAACAAGTAAAAGTAACTCAGGCGCCGTTAATCGTGCCTGTGTCGATCAAGCCTGTTCCATTGCCCGAATTTCTGTCGTTCGAGACACCGGTCGTGGAGACCTGGGAGTGGCTCACTTCGGTAAATTCGTCACGTAAGAATTATGAGCAGCGCGGGTCGTTGCGCGCCACGCCACGCTACCTGCTCTCGCTCGACATGATCATATTGAGTGAGTCCGACAGGTCGCAACTGTATGGCGCTATCATGCGCCTCATGAAGCAAGCTTTCACCGTGCCTCTCCTGCAACACAGCGCCATCGTCACAGCACAGGCTCTGTCGGGCGCGACTAAGCTGTACTTTAACCCGCAACATACGGACCTGCGGGCAGGAGAGGACCTGTGCATACATGACCCGTTCGACGACAGTCGCACATTCGTCGAGGTAGCGACCGTTGACGTGGACGGGGCCACGCTGACTACGGCACTCTCAAGTGACGTTTCGGCTGGGTGCTCGGTCTCACCAGCCTTCAGTTTCAGGATGTCGGCGAGTGTCGGGTTCTCGATGAACGCGATAGATGGTTCGATGAACCTGACCGTGGAGAGCTTGAACCCGAGAACTTTCCAGCGCCCTGGCGCGTCACCGACACTTACGACGATCGACGGCTTGCTGATTATCAAGGAGAGGCCGCTCGCTGATGTTCCCGTAAGAGAGGAGTTTACTCAAGACGTCGACTGGGTCGACTCAGGAGTATCTGCACCTGAACCCATCTATCAGTGGCGTACACCGTTCGCGTCTGGAAATCGGTCTTACAAGTTCAACCGACTGACCGACATGGACTACTGGCGGGCTGTAGCCGACTATATGAAGGGCAGCTTGAAAGCCTTCTTGCTCCCGACGTTCAGGGACGACCTTCCCCTGCTCAACCAACCGGCTCTCGATGCCACCGTCCTCGTAACTACGAATGTGCAATACTTCACGTATTGGACAGAGGAGATGTACCGCTACGTCAGGATACAGACGGCGAACGGTCCCAAGTATCGCAAAATAACCGAGGCTACCGGCAACTACGACAGCGGCGGGAATATCGAGAGCGTCAACCTTAACCTGAGTTCTTCTATCGGCAACGTTGCTGGTGACAACGTCGTTACAGCTGTCTCGTTCATGAACCTGTCTAGGTTGTCGGACGACAAGGTAACTGTCACCCACTACGAGCTCGACTCGATACTGGACTTGAACGTCATGGCGGTGAACCAATGAGCTTCGAGTCATTCGACCAGTCTGTCAGTGGCGGAGCCCCGTTCGAGGTCTTCAAATTCACTGGGCAGTTGCGGGAATACCTGTACACCAGCAACAGCGAGGAGGTGACGTTCGGCGGCGACATCTATCTCCCGATCCCCATCACCCGTACAGCTACTGAAGTTACTTCCGTCCTTGACAGTATAACTACTGTCGACATAAGTGTCCCGTACAATTCCGACCTCGCAAGAGACTTCTGCTTCCGGAAGACCCAGCAGTCGCTCAGCGTGGAGGTCTGGAAGCTGCACCGCGGGTCCACGTACGACACTGAGTCCAAGAGAGAGTGGGGCGGGCGGGCAGTAGGTTTCGCTGTCGAGGGCAACCTCGGGATCATCAAGACGCAGTCGTCTGTGCAGGCGCGACTTTCCAAGAAAACCAAGGCGCCATTCTACCAGACCACGTGCAACCACGTATTGTACGACGAACGCTGCAAACTTGATCGGGCAGATTTCGCGGTCAATGCCACTGTGGTTTCATTTCTTGGGTCGACGATTACCGTGGACGACGACGGTTACCCGAACGGTGACCTGGTCGTGGGTGAGGCGACCAATACGAGAACGAGCGAGAAGAGGCTTATCGTCAGCAACGTCAGCAACGTCATTTCAGTAGCTTACCCGTTCATCGACCTGGTTGTTGGCGACACCCTTGAACTTACCCTTGGCTGTCCGCTATCGTATACGGTGTGCCAGTCCAGGTTCAACAACGTCGTCAATTTCGGCGGGTTCAAGTTCATCCCGACCACCAACCCATTCGAAACAGATTTCTGACATGTCCAGAAGCAGCGAGCTACTCAACCCGTTCTTCAAGAAGCCCTCACCTGCGGTGACTGAGGCTAAGAACGAGGTTAAGAAACGCCAGGTGACCGTCTATGGCACACCTTCGGCAGCTCCTGCCGTGAGTCTGCCTACCGCACAGAGTGGTGACCCGGTTCCTTTCATCATTGGCCGCCAGAGGATCTTTAAACCGAACCTGATATGGTACGGTAATCTTAAGCCGATCAACCAGAGAACGGTTAAGACGGAGACTGTCACTGAAACTGACCCTAACGGTGACGAAGTAGAGGTCTCTACGACCAAAGTCACCAATGAGATTGTCGGTTACAGGATCGACATGCAGTTCGGGCTTTGCCTCGGACCATCCGTCAAGTTGCGGGCAATTTACTACGACAACAAGATCGTGTGGCAGGGCAACATCGGTCCCGCACGAACCGAACTGAATGTAGGAGCCACCGAATTCTCCACCGGTGACATAGTATTCGCTGGAGGCCAATTCGACCAGGCTGTTGACCCTTACGTGGACGCTCTCGTCACGCAGGCACTCAACGCCTACGTCGGTGTAGCCTACATCATCCTCAAGAGCGTGGATATCTCGTCGCTCAAGCAGTTCTCTTTCGAGGTCGAGAGGTTCCCGGACCCGCTCAGTCTGGGCGGCAGCAACAGGATCGACGACGACATTAACACCGTGACGGCTATCGTCGACGTCATCACGAACTCGTGGGGAGGCTGCGGCTTCAGCTCGAGCGAGCTTAACTTGTCAACTTTTACTTCTGCTGCTGCCGTAGTATACTCCGAAGGGAACATGTGCGGGCTCTACAACCAGCAGCCTGCTTCAGGTACAGACCTACTGGAAGTTCTGCTCGACCAGATTGATGCTGTGCTTTACGAGAACCCGACCAACGGTCTCGTCGAAATAAAGCTCAAGCGCCTGACGTCCGACATCACTGGCGCGGTCCTGATCGGCAGCGACCACGACATTGTCGCGCTTTCTAGGCACGAGAAAAGGTCTTTTGAGTCCGTCCCAAATATGGCTCGGGCCACATACACCGACCGCTCCAACGGCTACGCTGAAACTCCGCTGCTGGTCTATAATCTTGCAGCAGTATCGGCTGAACCGAACAATAAGGACGTGGTGTCTCTCAGCTACCCGGCCGTCATGAACGGCGAACTTGCCATGGAACTCGTGGCAAGAGACATGGGCCAGGTCTCGGTGCCCGTCAACGGCTTCAACATCACGACGAAGACCAAGGGCGACAGTGTGGTCCCTGGGCAAATCGTCAGGTTGACGATACCCGATTACGGGTACTACAACACGCCGTTCGTGATCAATAAGAAGCGCACCCAGCCTGTTACCGTAAACTCGGTCGTGCTCGAATGTTACGAATTCCCGAGTAACAGGAACAACGTCCTGTTCTCGCCGCCCGAAGAAACTTTCTTCGTACCAGTCGACACGAACCCGTACGCGCCCCTGTCTGTCAGGATGTTCAGCGCGACTTACTGGCACTGGCTCAACAAGGTACTGTCGGATGTATCTAACCCGAATAGGACGCAGCTCATCGTAGACAGGTCCGCTCACCCTAACCGGGTAGACACCGTCGAGACCGACAGACCGATCATGCTTATCGAGGCGGCTAACTCTGCCCAGTACGACAGCGTCGTCTACCTGAACAACTACCCAGGCGAAACGGACCCGGTCATTGCTCAGATGGGCAACTACGCCGGAGCTTCTTTCGCGTTCTACAACAACAAGGGTACGTTGGTGACTGCCATAAGTCGCTACGACGGTTTCACGACCGGTCTAGTAGACGTGGTCGTAGAAGGTCTGCCTGAAGACACGATCTTTGGAAACATCATCCCGTCAGGTGACCCGAATGTCCCGCAGATGAATGCCCAGATACAGGTCTTCATCAACGACGAGATACTGACTTTCCGCGACTACTCGTACACGGGACCTGACCAGTGGACCTTTATCGATTGCTGGAGAGGCATACTGGACACAGTCGCTAGTGACCACGACGTCGGCGACACTGTCTATATATCGAGTGCGGACTATGTTCGTCAAAACATGCCGAATACCAGGCATGAGATACCGGAAACGTACACGCCAGAGTGGGCGCTCATCGGTCGTGTTGAAAAGAACGGCAAGAGCTACTACAGCTCCTTAGCCAGTGCGCTTGAAACAACTGCATGGAGTTCGACGGACCGCATTCAGAGGCCGTTGAGGCCCCATAATGCAAAGATAGACGGCGCCAGGAGTGTCTCTGAAACACCGCTCACTATTGGAGATAACTACACTATTTCGTGGCTGACTCGTTCAAGATTTCAGACCATAGTTCCTCAACAGACGTTTGTTCCATTTTCTGCAACGGCATATCATCCAGGTGAAGTTGATGCTGGCGGTGACTACCAAGTCCATCGAGTCATTGTAGTTGACAGTGCTTCTACTGTTCATGACTGTGGTGCGACTGCTAACACCGGTAACGACAACGACCTTATTATCACGGCACCGGTTAGCGCCGCGCTCGGCAGCGGCTGGTTGTATGTGCAGGCAGAAGTCGACGGACCGTCAGGTACTCTTGTGTCACTGTATCAAGACAGGCTACCTATAGTATTGCTGTCTAACAGCATATTCGGCACAGAAGACGATGCATCCTTCTTTATCACAGAAGACAGCACAGGGCTGTTTGTAGAGGAATAACGACTATGGCGCTCACCCCTATCAAGTTCTCTGACCTCGCGGCTATGGCCGCCCTCGACGGGACGGAAATCTTCCCGGGCGTGCAGGCCGGCGTGAACAAGTCGGCGACTGCCGACGACATCAAGACGTTCGTCCTTACAGGTCTCGCTGGAACCAACCGGCGCACCACCGACGCCGCATTCACCCTCGCGCCTCTGACGGACGCCCCCGACCAGCTCTGTGAAGGGACGCTCACTGCAGATCGGGCAGTTACTCTCTCAACTACGGGAGCCTACAACGGAGCCCGTTTCCGCATCACGCGCACAGGCGGCGGCGCGTTCAACTACACCGTGGCCCACAACGGTGGAACGAAGAACATCGCGACGAACCAGTGGGCTGAGTTCGTCTACTACAGCGCCCTCTCGGCATGGCAACTCGCCGCCGCTGGAGCGCTGTGACAGAAGGAGAAAGTGCATGGCTTCCGGACAATCTTTCAGCGCATGGAGATCTACGAAGACGGCGACATGATCCACTCGATCGTCGTCTTCACCAAGCCCAACGGCTTCGGCGTGCGGGCCCACGAGGTGAACGAGACCGGCTGGCCGGGACTCGAAGCTTCGTGCCAGACCGTGCTCGGCAACGACCTGTGGGCGTCGATCAAGGCCCTCGACCCGATCCCCGAACCCTGAGGCTCCGGCCTCGACAGAATGTTATTCCAGGGAAATTTAGTGATGAGATATTCATTAAATTTCCCTGGAGTGACCTGAAGATCACTAGAAATAACGACAGTATACTCCTGAAATCCAACGTGATACAATGTCCATCAAAATGAGGAGTCGGTTATGATGGCGAAAGCAGCTGCCAAGAAACCAGCGCACAGGATGGTCCAGAGCCTCGTTACGTTCAGGGACCAAGTCAATGAGCTCGCGCCCAAGCGCAGCAGGGCGTCCGACGGCTGGATCGGAGACCTCAAGCACCAGGCCCGTCACTCGGACCACAACCCTGAACCTGACGGTACCGTCGACGCGTTCGACCTGACCAACGACCCGACGGGCGGCGTCGACACCGCCAAAGTCGCCGAGGCGCTGGTTGACTCCCGCGACAAGCGGATCAGCTACATCATCTGCAACGGTCGTATCGTGTCTGGGCGCAAGGGCCCGAAGCCCTGGGAATGGAGGAAGTACAGCGGCGCCAACGGCCACTACCACCACATGCACCTGTCCGTGCTTGACGAGCACCAGGACGACACGACGCCGTGGAAGATCGAGTCCGCATTCAAGAAGGCCCCGACGCCGGCGCCGAAGCCGAACGTCCCCGTCCTCACCAAGAAGGAGGTCGAGTCCGTCCTCAAGAAGGGTTCGCGAGGCGAGTTCGTCATCGAGCTGCAGAAGAACCTGCACATCCTCGGGTACTATATCGGTACGGATGGCGCCGACGGCTACTTTGGTGACGACACCGAGGCCGCCGTCAAGGCTTTCCAGGTCGCGAACGGCCTCAGCTCCGTCGACGGCTGGGCAGGTCCCAAGACCAATGCGGCAATCGGCAAAGCTCTCGAGTCGAAGAAGCTCCAGCCCAAGGTCGAGAAGGCCGAAGCCAAGGTCGACGCGGCGAAGCAGGTCGTCAGCGACGCGGCCGGCAGCGGCAAACCGACCCTGACGGAGTGGCTCTCGGGCGCGGTCGGTGCCGGCGGAGCCATTTCCGTTGTCAAGCAGGTCAGCGACAACGTCAATGAAGCCTCCCAGTCGGTCGGCAACCTTGCCGCGACGCTCGGGCCCTGGCTCCTGCTCGGCATCGTCATCGTCGGCGGCGCCGGGTATATCATCTACGACAGGCGTAGGCGCCGCATCGAGGCGCAGAACATCAAGAAGGTTCTCTGATGTTCGCGTCGGTCAATATGTGGATCGGTGCGGCGGCAGGAGCCGCACTGGTCGCCGCAGGAGCGTGGCTTTACGACACTGCGGTAGACGACCCGTCCGTGGTTCGCGAGACCACAATCAAGGTAGAGGCGGAGGCTCGCGAAAGAACCTACGCCGCAATCAATGAGGTCAACGATGAAGCTGAGCGCGCTCGTGCTATGCGTCGCTTCTGCCGTGAGTCTGGCAAGCTGTACGACTTCGAAACCGGGAAGTGCAGCGAAAGATGATATCGCTCGAGGAGCTCGCGCGATTGTCGGCACATCACTCATCGGGACCCGAGGAGCCACCCCGGAGGACCAGGACAATATCGACGACGCGGTGGCCGGACTATGCGCCGTCGACAGCTACTCCAAGGCTGAGTGCGCCAGACACACGGCTCTTTCGAAATAAGGTCAGGCACTGGGCTGAGGGGGCCAGGAGCATGAAGATGATCGTCGCACACTCTTTTGAGTCGTTGAAGAACACCTTCGAAGCCAGGGCCTCGGAGTGGGCGCTTACAGGTGTGCTTGTGTCGATGGCTGTTGTCTTCCTGGTCAACGACACAATGTTCTACAGTAATAACTTCATCGGACTCAGAGAGATACTCGACAGTCGTTTCGGGTGGGCGACCATATTTGCCGTCGTCGGGCTGGTGAGACTCACGGTACTGGTCGTCAACGGGGCCTACTGGAGAACCCCACACTTCAGGGCCGCGACAGCTTTCTTCTCGGCCGGAGTCTGGTTCCTCCTGTTCATGGGCTTTGCCAGAAACGATTCCATGATGGCAGCTATCGCGCCATGGATATTCTTGCTTGACGCGTACAATATCAAGCGAGCGAGCCACGAAGCTGGCAAGTCCGAGTTCATCCAGCGTCATGTCAAGAACAGGCAAGGTCGGGCAGATGCTGAGCTGGCTCATAGAGCACGCTGAAATCATAGCAGGTGGAATTGTCGGGCTAAGCATGGTCGGCCTAATAGCCCGGAACGCATTATTCGGGTGGGTAGAGGCTAAGAAAAAGCTTAGCGACAATCAGTCAGCTGTTGAGGCGCTGACTACTGCCGTGTCATTGACCTGGGACCGTAACCAGATCGAGAGAGCCCTGCAGCTCCTCGAGTCTATCGCCCACAGCCTGGAGAGCCAGGCCCGTAACACCGAAGCTATCGCCCACAGCCTGGAGAGCCAGGCCCGTAACACCGAAGCTATCGCCCACTCCGAAGGCATACTGTCCGACTCTTTTCAGCAGTCGACCCAGAGCAAGCTCGACGACCTGCTGCATCGTCTCGATAACGTGTCGGCACCCAAGAACCGTCGCTAGATCCACTGCCTCAGCGAGGTTCCGAGTATCTCGGCCATAACGCTTCGTTTGGCTCTGAGACTCGTGAAGATCTTTTCGTTGACGGTTCCTCGAGAATAGTAGTCGTTGTATAGGACGCTATCAGTTTGTCCAAGACGCATCGTGCGATCTTCTGATTGAAGTCGATACTCGAGGTTGTACCCGTTACTGAGATAGTGATTTTCCTTCCCTCGAGTGAGAGTTCGTCCGTAACCGAGACTCTGCTGGTTGGCGACGATAAACTGTAGCTGATCGTCTCCGTCCTGAAAACGTCGGACCGTTTCTTCTCGCTCGTCATCCTTGACTCCACCGTAGTATCGGCCAACCTTCTGAACACCGTAGTTCTTGCACAGTTCCTCGAACATGTGCTCGAGCATACCGCGGTAGTTGCACCAGATGATGGCCTTCTTGGAAGACTCCTCGAGCTGAGTCATCACGGCCTCAACACGATGGTTCTTCAGGATACGGTAACTGCCGTCGTCGAGCTTGAGCTGGCCGACCGCGATCTGGTCCATCTTGGAGATGATCTCCATCGCTGACGCGGCCTCGACGATCGTGTCGTCGCCGAATTCAGCAAAGGCCATGTCCCGCATCGTGGAGTACATCTCCTCTTGCTCGTCCGTGAGTGGCACAACGATCTTCTTGTAGATTTTCGGAGGCAGGTCGATGCACTCGTGGCGTTCCTTGATTGAGGCGAAGGTCCTGATCTTCTTGTTCAGCTTGTCGAGGTTCTTGGCACCCGTGATCTTCTTGAAGGACTTCTGGCCGAAGTACTGCATTTCCTCGATGCAATACTCTGCTTTGAAGCTGTAGAATGATGTCGTGCCGAGGATGCCGTGCCCGAGCACTTCTGCCTGGCCCCACACGTCCAATGGGCTATTGGGAGAGAATGTCCCGGTCATGATGACTCGGTACTTGGCAAGCTTCGATACCTGATAGATCGCCTTGGACCTCGCCGACTTGTGCGACTTGGCGAGCGTGGACTCGTCGAGGACGAACATCAGGCCCTTGCGCCTGGACTTGGCAAATACGCGAGTTACTTGGCCGCCTTCGTGGATCATGGACTCCGCATTGATGTTCAGGATGCGGAGCTTGTTCGACGGCTTCACGAGATCACGGAGCTTCTGCTTCTCCCACTCTTTCAAGCCGGAACGGTAGACCTCACATACGTAATGTACTGTACGATACTCCTCGGGTACGGAGTCCGGGAAGGGGCAGTTTTCCCACTGACCATCCCAGTTCCCATGCTCGTCGAGAACCTTCTTCTTCGCGAACCCGTTAGGCATGTGTTCCGGCAGCTCGGTGTATTTCCAGTTCGTGTACTCGCCCTTCTTCGCCATGATGATCACTGTGTCGATCTTGCCGGTCAGCCACAGGTAGACCATCTTGTCGATAATCGACTTGGATTTGCCGGTACCTGGGTCCCACAGCAAGCCACGGACAACGTCGTCCTTGTGCGGCCACTCATCGAGCTGGTGCTTCAGTGGCGGGTACACGAAAGGGAAGTTCTCGATTTCGATCATAGGTTCCTCAGAATGGCATGTCGTCGTTCGAGTCAACCGGTGCGGGCTCGTTGATCTCGCACCGGAGCAGGTACTTCAAGAGTTCCTGTAGCTCCTCCGGTATGTCGTCGTTGTATGCCCACCGGTCGATGCGATCCCTCAGACTCATGGTCTCAACGACAGGCGCGGGCGAGTACTTGGTGTAGTAGCCGAGCGCCGCTGAACTGACGTAGCCTCCACGCGACCGCTTCTTGCGGATCACTTCGTTGAACTGGGCGCTCGGGCTGGTATACGCATAATCGAAGTCGAGCTTCGACTCGAAGTACTCGTCCTTCGCGCTGACGACCGCGCTGATCATTCGCTCGTCATTGGACCTCGCTACGTATGCCGCGATATGCTGATAGGCCTGGAACAGGTACTTCAGCGTGCGGTCCTCGGTAATGTCGACGTTCGCGAGGATGTTGTACGTGTAGATCGACGGTTTGTCGAGGTCGTAGATGCGGATGCCGCGCCAGTACAGGTGCTTGGACGGCTCGTTGAAGACCTCGACCTCGGCGTCGCCCTCTCGCTTCGTCAGGGCCTGGGGCAGGAACACCTTGTCACGGCTCTTGTAAGCCTCCTCGTAGGGTTCTCCCGTGACCACGATAGCCGTCATATTGTCGGCGTTCACGCCAGAAAAAGACTCGACCAAGTAGGTTTGGCCGCCTTCGTCGCGCGTGTTGGACTCGAGTTCCCGATACGCCTGCCAGACTTTCCAGAACTTCCCGAATTCCGTCGTGAACGGTAGCTCGGTGTAGGTCCACTTCGAGAGGAGGCCTTTCCGCTTCCTCATCATGAGTTGCCTGAACTCGACTCCGCGGAAGTCGGCCGGTTTCGTGTAGAACTCGTACTCGACCCCGCCGATGAAGACCTGGACCCTGCAGCCGAGTCGCGTGAGTGTGGCTACAGCATACTTGAGACCGGACCCAAACTTGCCGATAGGCTTGTCGGTGTTTGGCTTCGCGTGGAGTCCGAGGACGGTGAAGCTGCGGATGTCGAGCAGCCCTGGAGTCACGTGTACGATTGACATTGGAGTTCCTTACTGTTGAGTTTGAGGTACAGCGCAAACATCAGGTCCCCGACCCTCTTGCGCATCTCAGGGTCGTTGTATTCTCGCGTGAGTCCCGACGGATGTGGTATAACGTAATAGGCGAATTGCTGGGCGTTCTGCTGCATCAGGTGGAACCCGGTATACTTGAGGCCGAGCAACTTAGGCACACGGGTCCCACACAATACTCCAACGTTACCAGCAAGTTCGTTCAGTATCAGCGGCACCCGAACCTTAGCTATGTTGTCGTTGAATACAGTGGCGTTGCTCATGTTTCGCCGGTCGAAACCTTCCATGTAGTCGGACTCTGAGAAGTCCTTCCCGTGGCGATTGGCCGACTCCTTGATCATGAGCCAGAGGCGGTACCCTGACTCGCCGACAGGCGTCGTTCCAAGAGCCTCCTCCGGGTCGGTCGAGTGAGGGTTGTTGAGCCCGACGATGACGGCCCTCACTTGAGTTCCCCGGTCAACTTGAACACCTCGAGCTGCTTGTAGCTCTCGTGCGCGAGCGTGTTGTATCTCGGCCCCGCCTTCATGGCCTGGATCAGTAGCAGGACCTTCTTCTTCTCGGCCTGTGACCTCATGTAGAAGGCCATAGCGCCGAGCATGAAGCGCTTCTGGGTGCGGAGCCTGCCGCGCAGCGGCATTATTGGCTCCGCCCACGAGACCTTCTCGGTCACGACGATCCTGCACCTCGCCTCCTGGATCGGGCTGGGCGGGTACTTCGAGTTGACGATGTAGAGCGTGTGGACGGTCTCGTCCTGCGGAACCTTGAACGTCGGCTTCTGCTTCACAACCTCTACACCGTCAAGTTCGGCTTGCTGCCTCTTGGAGACCTGGACGCCGCCCACGGTTCGCCAGATACCGTCGCTTCCCTTCTTCATGCTCGCCTCCGCATGGTGACGACGTTGCTGACGGGCACAGGCTTCAGCTCGTAGCCGAGCATCCGATACGCCATCTGCACCGATACGGCTTGGGGACGACGGACCTGACCATTCTGCCAGTTCCTGATGGTTGAGGCGCTCAACCCCGACACGTTGGCCTTAGCGAACGTGGACCTCTTGTCGGCGGCAAGCAACGGGAGCAAGTCGTCGAGCAGCGGGTCGCGCTCGGGCTTCTGGGGGCGGTCCTTCGACCATTCTTTCTTGGACATCTTTGACCTCTGGATAATTGGACTATTGACACTCTGGGTATAAAACCCGTTAATTCCCTGACATTTCTGGCATTCTTCTGGTCACTCCAGGGAAATTTAATGAGTGTGTCATCACTAAATTTCCCTGGAATTTCCTGGTGCCTCGACTAGAAGGGCATCTCCTCGTCGAGGTCCTTCTCGCCGGCCGAACGCTCGCGCTGAGCCTCGCCGTCGACGACGACAGAGCCGGTATCCGTCTCCTTCGCCTTGACGATCTGGCCGCTCGAGAACAGTTCAGCAAACGACTTGGCCGCACGGTACTGGTCGGCCGTCACCATCTCCTCGAGACGGGTCAGGTCGACGTTCGACCACGTGTTGTCGCCTTTCGACTCCTTCACGGTCTTCAGCTGGTACGGATACAACCACCGCGGAGCCCGGTTCGAAGTCCCCGGGATCAGCGTCGCCATGAGAGTCTTGTTCCACCGACGCGACTTCTTGAGGAAGGTCGACTTAAGTGGGATGATGATCTGATCCCATTGGCCGTCCTTCGGGTTCTTGAAGTAGACATAGTGGTAGGCGGTCTCCACGATGAGGTTCCCGTTCCTGAGGCACGGAATACCCTTCTCGTTGGGCGTCGTTTCCGACAGAATGCCGGACTCGATGTCGTGATCCGCGACATATCCGCCGCCCGAGTCTCGAGGAACCCACTCGACATACTTGCGCTCATATGCGCAAGGGATGACCACAAGTCCCTCGTTTCGGCCGTCGTAGACTTCGCCAGACACGTTATTGTAGAACATCCCAGCTTTCGCACCCTCAATATATGAGTCTGAGTCCGGGTTCACTTGCGGTGAATTCGTCTGCAATACGTAAAGATAAGGGATGGCGACGTCATCCATCCCCATTTCGTCAACTCCGGCACCTGAGTCACGGAGCAATTCCTCCATATCATAGCCGGCAGGCAATTGAGCACTTTCTTTGACCGAGGCAACTTCGGTCTTTTTTGTCGTTGCCATGTGCTTAGTCTCCATAGTTATACGCCTTGATGTTTAACCGGTTGAGTCAAGGCGCGTTCTGGTTCCCAACCGTATCTGAACACTCTTGCTCTTAACACCTTAGGGTCAATGCTGTATTCTCGCGCCCATAGTGCTGAAGCTTGAGTTTTGCCAAAGGCCGTAATCATATTAGAGTTTGTTCTATTCACTGTGCTTTCTAGTGGAGTTGACCACTTAAGATTTTCTCTCACATACCCACGACTGTTGTCGATACGATCGAGTAGGTGCCTAGAACTTGGGGCTTTTCCTACTTCTTCAAAGAAAGCCTGAAAGCCTCCATGAGCCAGAAAGTCTGGCTCAACTTCTATTCCATCCCATCTTCCACCACCAAAGCGTCTAGTTGCAGACTCACTAGTAGGGCGAGCTCTAGCTTTCATATTATTGAAAGCTACCCATTCTTTTTTGTGATCCTTAACTAGATACCTATTAGTCATTTTGGAAGACGAAGCTCTGCCTTACGACCAACAAAAACGCCAAATAGATCGAGAGGTAGAGGTTTTCCGCCTTCTATCTGTTCTTTAACCCAGGCTCGAAGTGTTTGCCAATGCACACCTTCTTTGTATTCTGGGTCTATAGCTTTCTCGTTGAAACCCCGAATAAATTGAATAAAAGATTGAGCAATCTCAAATTCACCTTTTCCGAAGCCAACTTTTACTTCTGACTTGATCATGCCATCAAAGTCGTGCTCCTTGAGCCACTCGAAGGCTTCCTCCTTGCGATCCTCCGGGATCGACGCGGCATAGAACGCCTTGACAGTGACCGTGGTCCCATCGTCGAGGACGAACTTCTGCATGTTCACCTCGTCCATGGCTTCAGGCAAGTCCTGCTCCATGACGCGGCGCAGGTTCTCCTTCAGCAGGGAGAGGTTGTTCTCGGTCTCGGCGATCTGCTTCGTCAGCTTCCGCTGCTTCTCGCCGAAGAACTTGATACGCTCGAGCTTGTCCTCGGGTGTGGGTTCTTCCTTGGCGGCGTCCGCCTGAGCCATGGCCAATACGTCGTTCATGTGGCACTCCTGTTTGCCGGTTGACTTCCCATGAGAAGTGTGTATCCGCACTTCTCGATGATCGTGATCTGCCCACACTCCTCGCATTTGCCAGACTTATAGAAGGTGTTCTCCTTCTCCATCGTCTGACGCGATCCACAGTGTTGGCAGGTCCACTTCTGCCAGACCGTCGACCCGGCCTCGACATGCTTGTTGGCTTCAACAGCCATTTCCATCAGTGGGTAGTCCACGCTCAGTCTCCCGAGTCGATGGATGCGTCGACACCGCACTTACGGCAGCGCTTGGGATGCCAGCCGCGCGAATGGTTTGCGCCGGACTCGTCCCATTCGTGCTGGCACATTCCGAACTTGTAGACCTTGCCATTGCACAGGACCACACCGTCTCCGCTGAATACGCCGGCCATGCCAACGTGGTGCGTGAAGATTTTCGGATACCAGCCCATCTCATGAGTCTGTCGACCATTGAGCGGCGGATCGAATTCGCGAAGTCTCATCTGGTAAGCGCTGTTCTCGTAGTAGCGACCCATACTGATGAGTCTGAGACCCTCGTTCGGGTCTTCGACGAGGACAGAATTCGGAAGGGCAATTTCACCCTTACTGTTGATTGCCGCTTCAAGAATGTCCTTGAATTGGCTCGACTTGACATTGGACATGAAAGTTCTCCTTTACGATTTACAAGACTATTATATCACGAGAAAATCAACTCGGACACTGGCTAATTTATTCAGTAAGGATGTCTCGAATGGATCGCCAGGAGCGGTAAGGCGGAGCCATGTTGAACACTCTCGGGAGCTCGGTCTGGTCGACGCAGGTCCATTTCTCGTACGAGAACATCCTCGCAGCCAATATGACTCCCGCAGGATAGAGGTGTATCGCCTCATTCTTGTCCATGACCATCACGAAGACTCGAGCCCCTTGCTTGTGATGCTTGCGCAGCCACTGGGGCTGGAACTTCTCGAAGTAGATTGTGTCGCCATGCGCGACTTTTACTTCAATCCAACCCGTGCGTCCACCAATGTTGTAAAACACGTCTGCCATGCCAGAACCTGCTGAGTTTTCAACTCGATCGTACTCTCCCCAAGCGGCCAGTTGCGGACGTATCTTTCCAAAGAAATCAGACTCCTTCACAGATAATTCCTTTCCTGTGAACAGTTATCTCACTCATGTTTTCTGCATGAGTAATCCACCTTACATGGTGTTTATTGCAGCACCCCAGGTGGCCTTTTCCACAAGAATGTGCTGCATCATGATCAAGTGTCGGTGGAGGTCCGTATATTCTTTTGCAGATAACCCGACCAATCAATTCGCCATTATACTTCGCCCAACCTTTAGGATTTCGATAATAAGGCCAAATAAGACAGTTCTCTTTATCTTCGAAACTTAGAATAGTTTCTTCAAAGAACTTCTTAGCTTGTCCCTTGTAAGCACCGCCCGCTTCAGGATCACCATATTGCTTGAAACGGCAATAGT